AGAGCAGTCACGCCAGCAACATTGCCGCCATAACGAACTTCCAGAAGGTCGAACGGAATAACGAAACCCTTATGAACATCACCAATACCAGAACCATCAATATTGATGAAATGCGAAGGGTGAAGTCTCAACTTACCGAAATCGCCTTCAAAGATATCAACCGAGGAGATGTAGGTAGAGGCATCCGATTCTCTGTTAAGAGTGCGGATAGCAGACTGGGTGTTGGTGGAGCCAGAAGAAGGAGTCGTGTAAGCAAGATTCGTAAAGGCTCTCTTAAGTGCAGAACCGCAAACGAGGTCAAAGTCACGGAACTGACCAGTCTGTGTGTAGATACCTGTGAGGACATTCTGAACAACAGTTTCAGTTAGAGCCGCAGTGCCGACAGTCGAAATATTGGCTGTAGGAGTCTGGAAGGCCGCAGGAATAGCATGAGTAGGGTCTTGACCACCACTGCCAGCCGCTTCAAGCCACTTACCAAGACCTCTGGTGAGGTAAGGGTCTGTGCCATCATCAGCCTGCATAGCGTTGTTGGAAGAGATAGTGCTTTCCATGTCACGCTTAAGTCCCTGAATGCCCTTAGCAACATTGTTAGCAAGTTCATCACGGACACCAGCAACAACAGCGATATCCTGAGTAAGAGGAGACACACGGACTGCTCTACGGAAAATCTGGATGTAGTTGCTCAGTTCAGCACGATAAACGGTAGCACCATCCTTGACATAGTTTTCATAGGAAGTAACATCCGTACCATCGACTGTACCAGTTGTTCTGGGAGTCGGGAGACGGTCTGCCTGCCATCTGAAAAGAGTATTTCCAGGTTTGCTACCCTTCTTCGCCATGGAAGTGATTGGGGTGTCTTTTGCATCGACCATCGAGATGAGGTCTGCGAGTTCTTCTCTCTTACCAGACGAGAAGGAGGGTTCTGTTAGATTAGCCATAGTATTATATAGGTTTGTAGATTACAGGAATCGGTTTGCAATTATAGATGAAAGGTCATCTCTGTTACCAGAATTCAGAAAACGCTTCTGAGCCGTATTCGATTGAACTTGCTTTTCAGTAAGTCTAGCGGGTGAGGCTGAAGCCCTAGGTTGTAGTGGTGCTTTTGCTGTAGAGCCTTTTGTATTGCTCTTTATTGAAGCCTCTCTGGATTTTACTCCTCGGATATAATCTCCAAGCACCATCTTATAGTCAGGAAATCTTTGTATCTCTGGGAAGTGCTTCATGAATGTCTCTGCGATTTGTCTCTCAGTAGAACTCCTGTCCTTCCACCATGGATACTCTTTGTTAGCGACTTGTTCAATCTGCATAAAGTTATTCAGGTAATTCATTCTCTTAGGAAGATGCTCTTCAAGTGCATCCATCGCTTTGATTTTGATTTTCCGAACTTCTTCAGCAGTATATTCAATTTCGTCACCATCATTTTTCCTGACAACAGCACCATCGGGATTCATTTCGCACCATCTGCGAATCTGCTTGGCTTGGTCAGCCTCACGATTCACTTCATCAGGAGTTGATAAGTTGGAGTAAGGATTATCTCTAGTTGGAACCTGTGCTGGCTTTACAGCCTCTTGGCTCAGTCGTTCCATTTCGTTTTTAAGCCTGTCAACCTCAGCCTCTGCTTCTCTCCGTTTTGCGGTGAGTTTGTCGATGCGTTTCTTTACACCCTTTGGCAATCCCCTTTCAAAATCATCATCTTCGGACTTGGTTTCTTCGGTTTCCTCGGAGTCCTCGGTCTGATTTTGTTCGGGTTCTGTTTCTGTTAACTTTGAATGAACATCACTATTCTCGGAGTCTGCGGACTCCGCTTCAGAATTTTGGGAATCTGAAGGTTCCTCACTCTCCTTGCCTCCTAGGAGCGTCTCGCTAACAATGTCAGCAAGTCTGTTATTATCAAATCTCTGGGCTAGAGATTCGTTCTTCGTGGGGTTATTTGATTCCGTCCCAAGGTCGGATGATTCGTTGTTTTCCATTAGATAAAGGTCTAAAGTCCTATATTACTATAGCAGGGTTTTTTGGATTAGTCCCAGAACTAATTGCAGTTAAAACCGCAAATTATAAAAAAGCAAATTATTTCTTTAAAAAGCCAATTTCTTACGAACCACCCTCAGGAGGTCTTCCTTGGTCAATAAGTACTTCATTTCTAGTATTCATAAGAACATCCTTAAATGCCATAAGAGCGTCAGCCCTTCCAGCATGCCATGCTCTATCTTCTCCTTTGTTTTCCTTAGATAAAGCAGTGGAAATCTCTGACTCAATAGATGCATCTAGAATCATGTGAATAGCCTTCCATGTGATATGGTTAGTTTCAAAGGCAAAACCATGTATGATTTCTTGTGGTAGCATTATTGCTGTTGAGGTTGCTGTTGGTCAGCCTGTTTAATTTGTCCCTGCATTTGCTGTGCCGCTTGTTGTGCTACTGGAGTTACCCCAGTTTTGCCAATTTGCTTGTTTTGCTGTTGCATAACAGACATTTGAAGATTCTTTACATAGTTCTCAAGTAAAGCCCTGAAATGTTGGTCAGATTGCATCTGTTGCTGTGCTTTGGGGTTTTTGCCCATAATATCTTGCAAATACTGTAGTTTAGTAGGTGCAGATGGGTCATTTTCAACATAATTAGCCTCATTTCCAAGCATCATTAGTCCAATATCAGATTGTGTATCTTTATACATCATTTGAGATGCTGTAGCACTTTCAACAATCAAATCCTTGGCCTTGTCTGGGTCAATAGCCTCAATAGCCGCCTTGACAAGTTTAGTCTTATCAATAACGCCAGCAGAATCAAGTGGCATAACAAATTGCATGATGGCTTTTAGTTTTTCCATTACAAAATCCGTATCAAGTTCACGAACATCATATTTAACCTGAAAATCATACTGACTAGATATGCTAGAAAGATTTTGAGGAATAGGTTTATTTGTTATATTTTGAATTTCAGCAGAATCCATGTACTGAAGCATTAAACTAAATATCATATTAAATGTTTCACTCCAAACATCAAGCCAACCATTAACAACAAACTGTTGTGTAGTCTGTGTTTTTGCTGGCATCACATTAGGATGATACATTCCAAAATAAGAAGCATGATTTTGTTCAACTCTTTCAATTAAAGCAAAAGCCGTTGTTGTATCTCCAGTAGGAGTAGGCATGAATCTATAATCATCAGGAGAAGTAACAGGTAAATGAATTCCTGGCCCTATTTTGTTAATTCCACCAAGTCTTTTCTTAACAAGAATTGGAGGCATCGTTGTAAACGCAGTTCTATCACGAATTGAATCATGCTGTGCTTTAATTTCTTCTTGGTCAGTAACAGCAACTTCTGGAACGCTTCTAGATTCCTGAATAGGTCTACGAATACGCTCTCTACGATAAATTATGAAAGGATATTCGTTGTGAGCATAACCTAAAAGTTTATGACTAGCAAAAATTTCACTTCCAGCCCTAGGACAAAATATAGTGCAATAAACTCCTTGAACATTGTCTTCATCAAGCAATTTAGAATATGCATATACGATTTCAATCATATGCATCTGACGATTAATCTGATAATTAATTAAAGAAGCCGCAGGAAGGATGTTAGGGTCATGGAAATTAGAACGAAGACCAGCAACACTTACTGCTTCCTGAACAAACTCATCACTCCATCCTTCTTTTTCAGCCATGGAACGAAGTTCCATTTCAGACATAAAACACCGTCTAAAAATAACTCTAGCATCCTGAATTTCGATTGTTTCAGGAGGAAAAGAAATTTCATCAAAAGGCTTTAATGCACTTATTGCAGGAAGATTCTTAGATTGATAAACTTCAGGAATTTGACATTTGCCAGTTTCACGAAGGTCTATTACTCCTTTAATTGTATCTTTTTGTTTAATTGTACTAAGGAATGATTCAAGAAGACTTACCGCAAAATCCTGTTGAGCAGGGTCAAGAATAGCCGCTGGCAAAGCCTTCATCAAACTATTAGGATTCTGTTGCATAACAGTCTGAACCATTTGATTAATATCATCCATAGTAGTGGTCTGATATCTAATTGAGTCTTCCTGCTCCCAAATTACATGTAATCCAGCCCAACCATATTGCATTGTATATTGTGCAAGAAGTTCGGCTTCATTTCTAATTTCTTTTCTTTTCTTAGACTGAGTATACCACTCCATGAGTATATTTGCTGAACTAGCAAAATCATAATCATCAAATACAGTTCCTTTAACCTTAACCTTACATCTATCAAATGTAGTCATGAGCATGGAAACCATGTCATTAATTGTTCTATCAATTATTCTAACACGAACATCAGATGCTCCTTCAAATGGGAAAGCCCCATCTCCTTCCATTCTGTTTTCACTGTGTTTCTTTCCATCTCTTGTCTGACCAGTCCATCTAGAAAGACGAATATCGTCATTTTCCATGATGTTAGCGACATTGCCGCCATTCTGAGTAGAACGATTATATTCCTGAAAGAGATATCTTACATCTGGAACATCAGTAGCATAAACCAGTTTATCTTGACTGGAATTATACTTAGTGTAATCAATATATTTTGACATAAATTAGTTTTAATAGGTCATCACGAAAATAACGCTTGTGTCCGCATTTTGTGGTTATTGTCTTAACCTTTTCTGTTTTAATAATACTTTCAAGTTTATTTCTGCTAAATCCAGTAAACGCCATTGCTTTTTTTCTAGATAAAAATGTAGGATAGAATATTTCCATTAGTAACTTCCTCCACCCCAACTCTTCATTGCTGAGTTTCCTTGATACTGCAAGTCCATGACCATTAAGTACCTCAAGCAGTCTATTGGGTCTTTTGTTGCCCCCTTTTCGCCATCTTGACCTGTCCACTCTTTCAGTGAGTATATTAAATTTTGACATTGTTCGCTAATATATAGTTTAGGTTTATTTTCTTCAGATAGGTCTTTAGCCATATCAAATGCAAATCCGTCATTAATCATAGCAATTCCTTGCTCTATTCGGATTCCAGCAGAAGGCTGAAAATGCATTGGTATTTCCCCATCGTCAAGCATATCTATTAGGGTTATTCCACCTTCATCTGTTACAGCCTTTGTGCCTCCAGCCCTAGGGTCAATATAACGCTCCCATATTTCTTCTCCACGCTCAAGTGTTAATATAAGTTCTTTATATTCATGTAAACTTCGTCCTGCGTTATTACGCTGGGCTGTTCCAGCCTTACCGTCTGCATCAGATGAAGGAACTGCCCATTCACCTTCGCTCTCATCTGGAAATTCACGATATATATACATACTGCCATCTTTAGTAACTCGCATCCAAAGCATAAACCAATTTCTTGCTCCAGCAGGGTCAACTACCATGTAGTTAGTTCCTTCCTCTGGTACTTTATCAGCAGATACAATATTAAGTTCAGGGCTAAATCTTGGAAATTGATTACCACTTACATTATCAGCCCAACCATATGCACGAATTTTAATTTCATATGGTTTCTTTCCAGACAACATCTTTTTTAACTGATTAAATGGATTGTATGGATTCAGTTGACTATGAAACCACATCACTGCATGGCTTCTGATACTTCCTTTGGCCTTATATGGCATATGTCCCCTAGGACAACCCATGACATTAATCATGTCTGGCAATAAGTCGCTTTGTTTTGTTTCAATAAACTTAGAATTACTTACATAATCCTTAACTACTGGAGTGTATCCAGAAATAGGAGTAAATGTTATAAGCAACTTTCCCATTCTAGTAACAATACGATATCTTAAAGTTTCAATCCAATCCATTGGTACAAGTTCATCACACCAAATAAAATCGACCTCACCACCTTCAATAACATCACGCTTTTGAGCGTAGTTCATAAAGAAACACTGACTTTTGTTTGGAAGAATAAAAGTATTATCGCTGAATCCATTCTTTTGAGTGTACTGAACATTTTGAATCTTATTCTTTTTAAGTTCTTTAAATTCACTAGGAAGATACTTATAAATTACATTCTGTTGCATCTGAATGCTTGATTGATTAGTAGTATGTAAACACCAGATTCTTGCATCCTTAATATTAATCAAAGATTGAACAACTCTTTTAGCGGCCCATTCTGTTTTAGACGCTCTGTTACCTCCAAGAATTAATAACTCGTTATTTTCTTTAAGTAGTTCGTCTGCCTCCTTCCAATGTGGAAGGTCGAATCCATGTCTATATGGGTCAAGTTTTTCTGCTAGGATTTTATCCTCACGCAGATTAAGCAATTCCATGACTTTACGCTCACCATGCTTTTCAACTAAAGTTTTTAATTCATCCTGATTAGGTACAATCAGAATAGGATGAGGCGTAGGCTCAAAAGACATTATTGTTAGCCATAAATGGAGCCTTGAATTGGGATTGAACCAATGACCTACGGTTTACAAAACCGTTGCACTACCACTGTGCTACCAAGGCAAAAGTTCATCTTGCTTCCTGATGAATCATAAAATCAGTATCATCTGGGGGTCTAATCTTATTTTTATTAAGCCAGTCTATGCGATTTTGAGGGTTTCTGTCTTTAGGAGCCAAAGCCCTATGAACATCAGCAAAATTATGATATCCTTTGCCTCTATCTCTATCGCTAAAATAAGCGGCAGTAAGTGCTGGGTTAACATCAGGATTTTTGTACTCTGCTGGATTAAAAAGATTAACTGGTCTGCCTAGCATTTTAGTAAGTTTCTCGCTGTACTGTTTTTTGTTAGCATCACCAGTTAATTGAATAGCACCCATTCCACCACCGCCTCCTTTTTGCATGGCAGTTCCCTTTCCACCACTTTCAGCCATTATGCTCCAAAGAACATTTTTAATCTCATCATTTTCAAAACCATGATTTTGAAGAGCAGTAATATATGGAGATGACCAAGCATACCTATCAACTTCCTTTGGATTATTAATCCAATCAGCCATTTTAAAAGTAGGCTCAC